AGGACTCCTCCCCCGCGTCCTACCGGAAACGGCTAAGGTTGGGCCTGGGCAGCAGCCCAGGGCCAGATGCGGCTCCATAAGGATACCGTATTTGGCATACTGGACGACTCGATTACTCGAGTCGGACCAGTTTTTGCGTAAAGACGTCGCTCTAGCTCGTCTTGAGGCAAGGGACGATAGCCACGGATCAATAGATCAGTGTCTTCGATCTCGGTGTTTCCTAGCCACGTAGTGCTACCAAACACACTAAATTTCCTGCCCCGCATTAGCGGGTCACGATATTTCTTTGGGATAAAATACCAATCGAGTCCGATTCCGGCATTCTCATCCCCATAGATGACATGTACACCAGGTATTATGTCTCTATTCAGTACTTCCGGCCTTGGGAGTTTCTCCCTAAGGAAGGCTGTTACCGAAGGCGATTGCCTAATCGGTATTACCCGTGGGAAACCTACATAGTTGCTTACCACGGGCACGTCGGCCGGTATAGGCCGAGTGTCTTCCCAGTCCTCATTCTGAGGAATTAGGACGGGAATAGGACTCGTGTCGACATATATGTCTGACATGAGTACTCCTTGGTCTAGGATTAACTCTTTGTATAATCCTGAACCAATATATCTTCCTAATTCGCGACTCGCGATATTAGTAAGGTGTAAGAGGACTTTGGTGAGAGGATCTCCCATCATTACTCCTCTCTTTAGAGTTACGTATCTATCCGTACCATCTAAAGCAGTTCCCGTAGCGGAAAAGATGCCGCGACCGGAGAACACAACACGTCGTGGACGGAAGCATGTTGCTTCTACCACACGCCTTAAAACGAAAGGAATGCCACATAGTAGCATCCACTTTCGTGCGAACATTGATGCAATCTCATGATGCATATTGTCCGTAGCGTTCTCGAAGTCTGTACACTCCGCGAACACCTGCTCGTATGTTACATCTTGTAATATACGCTCAGCAGTAGGCGAATCATTCTTTTTAGAATCCTTCGTCTGCATAAAAGTAATGTTTTTATACTCTTTAGCATAAAAATCATTAAACAAGTTCCAACCATGGGCATCCATACCCATGCCGGACTTGCTGCTCGGTACCTTTTTCAAAGGCCACGAGCAGATTTTGGAGATTACGTCTAAAACTATTTTTAGACATATCTTCCCTTTAGTTACGGTCCGCGCCTTCGCCGGTTCCTTAACTATCATAGCCCTTACTTCAGATATTTCTGAAGGTGGGCTTTTGAGTACCTCTTCTAGAGATCTCCAGAAGATGTACTCACCTGCCTCTACTTCTTTATGAGAAACTTCATAAAGAAATAGACCGGTCTCAAGGTCGATTATTTTGGCCTTGACACCCATGTGCAGACCAGCAATAATATCGCTGATTGCCTGCACACTACCTCCGGCCTTTTTGGTTTCTTCCCAACAGGCTGAGGTCGTTAGCGATATCCGCGCTTTCGTGGATAAACCGCTAAATGCATGGTCAGGTATGGTCGCGACGGCGCGCATCATACCTACCATGGCCAATGACCGTTGAACTTCCGTCAGCGGTTTTGGCTCAGCCGAAACGCAAGTTAAGAACTTATGTTTCGACTGATGTACCACGATGGCTGGGGGAGTCCCCATACACCTGGTCTGTGAGAGTGTTGACCGTATAGCTACAGCCCACACATCACCTTCCGTATCGATCGCTTCCCTATACATGGGTACGAACGTACGCAACCAATGCGGAATTTTGGCTTCAAATTCCGCAGAGCGGATGAATGCATCTCTCGAAGAGAGTGCATACATCTTGAAGAGTTTCCTAACTTTTTTAAGTTCAGAATATCTCGTCTTTAGATCAAGACAAGCAGGATGCAAGTCTCCATCTAAGAACTCGTCATCGATTAAGATGCCGAGGTGCCGTAGGACAAAGCAATCAAACTTGTCCCACGACCATGATTCATTCGGAAATGCCAAGAATCTCTGAATGAACATACCTTCGACTGTTTTGAGGCACTCAATCAGCCGGAGTGACCTTGATCTTTTCTTTCTTAAAGAAGGATCAACGTATATGATCTTCTTCGTGGCCTCCGACCACGAAGGATGACCTTTTCCTGCAAGGAATGCATCTAGCTTTCTTTGCAGGTTCCTCGCCCACGTCTTCGTTTTCTCGTCGAGGGCGAGTGCTACGAGTTTAGATCCCCAAAAGGTCTTCTCGTAGATGAAGCGCATCTGCACTTCATGGGAGGCAATGTCAGCAAAAGTGACTTTTGCTCTCCTGCTACCATTCCAACCGGGTATCTGGTCGGCTGGTATCTTGTTTTCAAGGGACAACTTGTCTCCATGCCAAACAAGTAGTTCAAGATCACGGATATATTTACCCGCTCGTCTTGAAGGGTCTGACTCGAGATTCACAGCATCTCGAGCACATGCCAACGAGTATCCCTGGAGAACTTTCCAGAAATCTTCGTATGCAATTCGATAGGGTACACCCTTTCGATCTGCATATTTTAGGTGGTCTAGAAGATCTTCTACACTACCTAAGATCCTATAACCTTGCTCATAGCTTGGTTTATAGGTTATGAACTCTTCATCACCTTCTTGGTGTATGCTTTGTTCTTCACGGTCTTTGGTCCTGTGTAACACAAAGCCTAGACTCAGAGGAATATCCCCTTGATAATTCAAGGACCTATTCCTAGAATGCATGATAGCAAGTGTATCTGGCACTTGCTTCACGCTTAAATGATGTCTACCCTTGAGATATTCTCTCGGATAACTATCATATGCTGCCCGAATAAGTCTATCAGACCTCATCGGGTAGTCGAGGAGAAATGAGCAACGTTTGCTCAGCTCTCTCGAGATGTCAGGAGGAGGTATCGCTTTCTCTCTGACTACTGCACCGTACTGTATTTCTACAGTTTCTGTCTGCATTAAAAAAAATAAAAAAAAAACAAAAAAAA